GGTCACCGGGCTTGTGTAGCTGCTGGAGCCAGAGCCAACCAGACCACCATTTGCGTGGGCAGTCACGCCGAGGATTTCTCCGGCTTGCTGGTACAGCTCAACAGCCCGCTCGCGCCTTGCGGGAACGAGCGGAATAATCATCTCAGGGCCTTCCTCACCGACCCACGACAGTTCGCGGCCATTCACCATGCCGCCGGTTGCGTGGCCGCCGATGCTCATGCCATGATAGCCAGCAGCATACGGGGTGACAGTCTTGCCGGTCACCGGGCTTGTGTAGCTGCTGGAGCCAGAGCCAACCAGACCACCATTTGCGTGGGCAGTCACGCCGAGGATTTCTCCGGCTTGCTGGTACAGCTCAACAGCCCGCTCGCGCCTTGCGGGAACGAGCGGAATAATCATCTCAGGGCCTTCCTCACCGACCCACGACAGTTCGCGGCCATTCACCATGCCGCCGGTTGCGTGGCCGCCGATGCTCATGCCATGATAGCCAGCAGCATACGGGGTGACAGTCTTGCCGGTCACCGGGCTTGTGTAACTGCCGGAGCCAGAGGAAGAGGGGGCAACGACACTGTTCATGGAGGAGTGAAGATTGAACTGGGCGTAGACATCTTTTTTGAACTTGGTAGCAGAAACAGCATCCAGCTCATCGTCTACTGCGTCCCGGGCCGCTTTTCCCAGACCGCTGCCGCGGATGGAATCAGCAAACGAAGCAGGCATAGAGTCCGCAACAGCCTTCAGTCGCTCCACGAGGGCTGCCTGCGTTTCGGCATCCATGCCGTTCAGGTCGAACCACTCCACGACATCGGAGCTCGTCCAGTCTGCCACGTTGGGCTTTTCCTTCAAGGCCGCGTCCATAGCCTGCTGCAGCTTCTCGGAGGTCGTGCCTTTCAGGTCGGGCAAGATGCCGTCCAGAGCAGAGCTGTAAGCCTCAGCAATGGAATCGAGCTGGAAGGATTCAACACGCACTTGGAGGTCGGACACCTGTGCGTGATAGCTATCAGTAAGAGCCTGCAGCTGGCGGTTATATTCGTCTTGGTCGATGTCTCCACGGTCAAGCTGGAGCCGAAGGTTGGTCACGTTCACTTCCAGAGCTTCATCGTACTGGCTGGTCATGCTGCTGACCGTGTTCTTCAGTTCCTCTTGCAGGCTGGCAAAGGATTCAGCATCCAGAGCAGCCCCACCGTATTTGATTTTCAGGGTATCAAACTTGGCATTTTCCTGCGCCGTGCTCACCTGATTGGTAATATCCTGAATCTGCTGCTGCAAGCTCAGGATTTCACTATCGCTGTCCAGCTTCAGAACGCCACCGTTCAGCTTAATATTGGCATCTATGGCGGTGTTGAGCTTTTCCTTCAACCCATCCAGCTGGGCATCAATGGCAGAATAGGTGGCATCCAGACCGTCCGTGTTGGCATCTTCGCCCATAATGAGCTTGAAGGCCATACTTGCCTCGTAGTGCTTGTTTTCGAGGTAAGTTGCAGTGCTGGACAACATCTGGTCAATGCTGGAGCGGTACTCCTTCACGTCCGCTTCGGTCACATGGGTGCCGAGGCTCATCTTCCAGTTCTCTTTTTCCAAGCTGCTAAAGGTGGACTTTACGGAGGAAAGAGAACTTTCGACATCTTGCACAGCGGTGGAGAAGTTGTTAAACCTCGTCTCTGCGCCGTCAAAAGCAATGGAAGAGGCGGCCTCCTTGATTTCAGTCAGGGAGAGGTGCAGGCTGCCAAAATGCTCGATAAGGTCATCAGACACAGCCCTCTGGAGCATGGTATTGAACTCCTCAGTGGTTACAGTTGTGTCCTTCAGGGCCTCGGTCAAAGACTTGGTTTTGAAGTTCACGCTGTCGGTGGAAGAACCGGTGATCTCATAGACCTTCTGGAGCTTCTCGTTGGTCAGGGCCTCAGCTTCCGCGCTCTCCTGATACTCCTTTTTGATGCGCTTGCCCTCTACATACCCGGTCAGGCCACCAATACCAGCACCCACAAGGCCGCCGACAACAGTACCCACACCGGGGATAAAAGAGCCGAGCATGGCACCGGCAGCCGCACCAGTGGCCACGCCGCCAGCTTTCCATGCGGCAGACTGCCCATAGGCGGCCTGCTTTTCCTTATCGCTGGACTTCATAGCAGTGTAGGCGTCGATGCCGGCACTAATAAGGGTTGCGCCAGCAGTAACGGCACCAGCAACAGCTCCAGCACCTTCCAAAGCGGCCATGCCACCAGACAGGGCACCAGAGGTGCTGCCGAAGTACAGACCAGCCTTGCTGCCGCCGCCCACAGCATAGCCAACATTTGCAAGGCCGCCCAGAATGCCAGTGCCAGCGACCATAGCGTTGCCGGTAGACCCAGCGACGGTTCCGGCCAGAGACGCGCCGCCAAGGGAAGCCTGTGCGCCAAAAACGCCCTTTCCGATAGTCCAGACATCTTTGCCAACACCCACAGCAGGCATTGCAGCTTTCGCAATGATAGCAGCAGACACAACAGAGCCGAGGTCTGCACTCTTGCCTCCCGGCAGCAGCTTTCCAGCACTGGAGAACAGGTTGCCAATGCCAGACAACAGGCCGTCTTTGATGGTGTCAAAATCGAAGCCATCAGCAAAGCCCTGAGCAAAAGCCTTGCCAACAGATGCACCCTCATTTACGGAATCGGACACATCAATGCCCAGCAACATCATCAGCCCAGCACCGATGCCAGAGCCAATGCCGCGGCCAACATCTCCGGCAATATTGGAGACCATAGACTTGCCGGTGTTCTTCCACCATTCGCTGAAAGGCTCAGCAACGATTTCGTCCCACGCCAACTTTACACGCCCGCCAAAGTCGGCATTCTGCCACTCATCGGACGCGGTCAGGTCACGCATCTTTGCCTGCATGACATCGTATTTGCGGTCAACGAAGTCCATAAAGTCGCTCAGGGCCGCTTCGACATCAGGCATGGCGGCGGTCAGGCCGTCTGCTACATCCCGGACGTAGTGATTCAGGCGGCTGCCAAAGCTGATTTTTACACCATCCACAGCAGATTGCAGCAGCGTGATGGAGCCGGACAGGTTGTCGAGCTGGGTGTCGGCCATGCGCTCGGACGCGCCAGCAGCATTGTCGATGGCGTTGGCCAGCTTGTTGTAGTCGGTCTCGGAGGCGTTCAGAATGGCCAGTAGTCCCTTCTGAGATTCTGTGCCGGCAATGGCATTCGCAACGCTTGTTTTCTGCTCATCATTCATATTAGCGGTAGCATCGCGTAGCTCTTCCATGACATCCACCAAAGGACGTGCGTTGCCCTGAGCGTCAAAGAACTTGATGCCAAGTTCCTCCAGAGTATCACGGGCATGGTGCGTATTTGTGGAAAGTCTTGTCATGATGGAGTTGAGGGCAGTACCAGCCATGGAAGCTTTGATGCCGCTGTTTGCCATCAGGCCAGTCATCAGGGCAACATCCTGAACGGAGTAGCCCAGAGAACCAGCCATAGAAGCTGCAAACTTGAATGTTTCGCCCATCATGCTGACATTCGTGTTCGCATTGGAAGATGCAGCGGCCAGCACGTCAGAGAACATTCCTGCATCGGAAGCCTTCAGGTCGAAGGCGGTCAGAGCATCCGTTACGATGTCAGAGGTCGTGCCAAGGTCTTCGTTCGCGGCAGCGGCCAACTGCATAATGCCGGAGATGCCATCCAGCATATCTTCCGTTTTCCAACCGGCCATGGCCATATAGTTAAAAGCCTCAGCAGAATCGGTGGCGGTAAATTTTGTGGTCGCGCCCATCTCTTCTGCCTTCTTGGTCAGCTGCTCCAGCTCATCGGAATCAGCTCTGCTCACGGCCTGCACTTGCGACATGGCCGCTTCAAAGTCTTTTTGGGTGTTGATGGTATCGGTCAGCCCCAAACTTACCCCGAAAAAAGCCCCCGCTTGAAGCAGGGGGTTTTTTAGCAGATTCAGCAAGGTTCTAACCGGCGCGGTGGCAAAGTCCAGAGCTTTCAGGGTGAAGCTCCACGTCTTGCCCGCCAGAGATTTCACGCCGCCACCGATTGTATCGAGAACAGGAGAGATGTTCTCTTTGGCCTCCAGATAAATCTGGTACTTTTCCTTGGCCCACTTCGCAAGGTTCTGCTGGGTTTTGCTGGCCTGTTCATCGAATTTAGAGACGTATTCGCGGCTCCTGTCAACAGACTGGCCAGCTTTATCGGCAGCGTCTCCCAGCTTCCCCAGCTTTTTGGTGGCATTGGACACACCGGGGTCGGTTTTGTCCACGGTTTCAATAGGGATTTCAATTCGGATTGTTTCAGCCATTTTCGTCCTCTCCCTTCTGCATGGATTCAATGGCTACCCGCATGGAGGCAAGCATAAAAGCCTGCACTCCGGGCGGCTTCAGGTAGAATTCGTCAGGGGTTATGCCGGTGCGCTGGAAGATGTGATGCAGCAGGCACAGCTTCCCGCCGGACTGTATCAGTTTTTTGCAACTTCCTCCAAATCGGACTCGTAGCCGCTCAGCTTGTCGATGGCATCGATAATGCGGTCTTTCTCGCCAGCCTTCAGACAGTAGTCGATGACATCCAGAGGCCCCATGATCTGGAGACCCTGTGCAAGCAGAGCATTCCAGATGGCCTTGTTGCCCCACAGCTTCTTGCGGTCATCTTCGGTGGTTGCCTGATAGATGATCTCAGAACGGTACTTCACGCTGTAGGTGGTTTCAGGCAGCTTCATACCCAGCTGCTTGCTGCGGACATACTTGGTGTGCTTCTCCTTGCAGTCGTTATATTCAGTGGCAGTCAGAGGGTGGATGTTAAAAGCAAAGAGCAGCTTGCCAGAGCGGACAATCTCAATGCGCTGGGTTTCGTTGGCAAAACCAGCGGCACCAATCAGGCCCTGAATAAAGTTCTCCTCATTGGCCTTGACAACGCTCTTGGCCTCATCCTCGGTGTACTCGGTATCATCGACATCAGGCACAGCAGCTTCAGAAGTATCAGTCATAAGGGAAACGCCTTTCTTAAAATCAGCCATCGTAAATGTCTCCTTGTCATAATATAAAAATAAACATGAGGGGAAGCTCATTGCCTCCCCTCATGCGGGTTACGGAACGTGTATCAGGTTATGCAGCCTTACGCGGCCAGCAGGCTTGCCAGCTTCGGGGGCTTGTTGACGAAGCAGTTGAACTGCCGCTTGATGGTATCGCCCACGGTGTAGTTCTGGATGTCGATATCGCCATCAGGCAGAACGTCACGGTACATGACGCGCTCCTCATCGCCATCGCGGCCACCCAGAGCACCCTGAATGTTCCAGCGGGGAGATTCGCCGATTTCCATGGCAGCCATCACATCGGTGAAGAACTCCTCGCTCATAATGGTGATGGCAGAGAAGCTCAGGGTGACGGTATAGCTACCGGGGGTAGCGTGTTCCTGCATATCGCCCAGCACCTTGTACTTGGAGTTGGCGAAGTTCACAGTAGATTTGAAGGTTTCGATATACGCCACCATCACGCCGTTCTCGTTATAGACAGAAGCGTCCTTGCCAGAACGGGTGCGGCGGGAATCGCTCGCAGAAGAAGTGTTACGCATTTAGATTTCCTCCTCTCACTCGCTGTCCGTGGTTGCGAAACGGAACAGGAAGTCGGTGTAGATGTGCTCGGCAGAATCCTTGTCGATAACATCAATCTGGAACCATGCGCTGTCACCGTTGGGGATATACGCAGGGTTCAGAGCAACGGTGCCAGAAACCAGCTTGCTCTCGGCCACCATCTCATCGACAATGGTCTGCAGGGCACTGATAATGGCAGCACGGCCAGCATTATCATTGTCAACCTTACCAACCATGTTGTCGTTTGTGGTATTGCAGCGGCGAATCAGCTCGTAGCGGGTCTTGGTGCGGCGAATCTTCTTCCATCCCTCGTCACGGTCAGCAGGCGGGGTGACAAGGGTGTTGATTGCGCTGTCAATCCAGACCTGACCGGACTTGTTCATGCTCAGCACGATACAGCCCTTCTTTTCGGCCTTAATGATCTGAGTGTTGGACAGAGGCTCGCCCAGACCAGAGAAGCCGTTGATAACGGTATGGGTCAGGGAGGAGCTTGCAGAGGTCGCACCGATCAGACCGGCCAGTCGGGCGGCGGTCTGATAGCCATCCAGCATGGTATCACCATACTGTGCGGAGGCGTTCAGAACGTACATCATGCGCTCGTCGTTGAAAGCAGCGGCGTGGGCCATGCGGTCATCGAGGGTGCTGTCCTTTTTCTCGGCAACAACCGCGGTCATCAGGCTGCCGACATCCATCATGCGGGACATGAAGGACTGCACCAGCAGATGCACGGCGTTGTCCTCAGTGTCCACGCACAGGGTATTGATCTCGAAAGGCTCCACCAGCTCCAGAGCATCGGAATACGCACCATTGTTGACGGTGGGATTCGTGCCGGCAGTAAACAGGGTCTGAGATACATCAGCCAGCTCTTTGGCGGTCTGGCCGGTCTTGGCAGTGGCAATGAAGTTCTTGGAAGCAGCAAAGGCTTCGACCAGTGCGCCAGCCTCGCCAGCACCGGCCTCAAACTCCACCTTCTCCACCTGTTTGGTGCCGGAATAGATGATGCACTCCTTGATGCTCTCATCAGCCAGCGTCTTGCGGACGGTGCAGGTCAGGGGCTTTGCACCGGGGTATTTCGCGGTCAGGGTAACGGCAGCGGCAGGGCTTTCGCCGCTACTCTTCAGGTCGATGGTTGCGGCAGTGCCGCCAGTGCCAACGCGAACCGCAACGATGGTCTTTGCGCCACCAGCCACAGCCTGAGCAATGGCATCGGTAGTCAGGGCATCGCCAAAGGTGTCCGTATAGTCCTCATCAGAGGACAGCTCAACGGCAGCACCGAGAGGGCCAAAGTCTGCGCGGAACAGAACGGCGGTCACGCCGCTCACTGCACCAGCCGTATCGCCGGTGCCAGTCTTGCCGATGTGGTAATACGCACCGGGGCGAACCTTCTTCTCGCCGGGGGTATAGCTTCCAGCCATATTATTTGACCTCCTTGCTCATAAAGGCTGCCACGATCTCCTTTGCCTTGGAGAGAGGGCAGCTCTTGATATTTGCGGACTTCATGGCAGCTTCAACGCACTCTTTCCGTGCGCCAAACAGTGCCATGGAATTCGCTGCGAACTCGCTGACGGTGTACTCAGCCTCAGCAGGGGCCTGCACAGTGTCAGCAGCAGCGTTTTTCGTTGCCATAGGTCATACCTCCTAGTAATTGATATTGGGGTGTCTAAGTGGGTAGCCGACCGCCTTGTAGCGGAGCAGACCATATCGCCCGGTGACGAAAATCTGTCCGTCCTTCAGGTAGTCGGATTTGAGGTTTGCAGTCAGCCTCTCCATGAACATGGGCGAGTCATCCAGCATGGTGACCTCGCCATCGAGGGAGAGACTGTTGAGGACAGCCGCGGCCATCTTCAGGCGGGTGGCCCCGTCAGGACACAGCAGGGAGATGGAAATCTTCCCGTTCATCCAGACAACCGTGTTGGTTTCCTCCAGCTTCTCGATTTCGGTAAGGCGGCAGTAAAAAACCGGGGCTTCTTTCGAAGCCTCGGTTTCATCTGCCATCTTATCAATTCCCACCACGATGCTGTCCGGGTACAGGTCTTTGATGTACCGGGCCATCGCCATGATGGGGTCAGGGTCAGTCGTTTCCTGCTGGGGGTACTCCATGATGTCGAAGCGGATTTCAGAGCCAATGAGAAGCTCGTTCTTCTCTTCGGTCATCGAGAATCCCTCAGTCCGCGCCCACGCAAAGGCGTACAGAGTGCCGTTGTCATCCTTGAGCAGGACATCTTTCAGGGCCTTCTTGACAGCCGGTTCGATAAGCTCAGGCACCGCCTCAGAATCGTTCCGGCAAATCAGGGTCACAGAAAGAGTGCCAGCACTCTTGCGCTCCCCATCGGCCTGCATATCAAAATTGAACACAGCCCGCGGGTACTGCGTGGCGCGGCCCCAGCCGGTTTCCCGGTCTCCCGGTGCTTCAGGGGTGAAGATAGCAGGCTGCTCGGCGTACCGTGTAAGGTATTTGGTGAGGTTTTTGGCCTCAGACAGCCGCTTGTAAATCAGCTCTTCAAGATTCATTATTTGACCTCCGCAGCTTTCAGTTCGTTCACCTCGGACAGGTCAGCGGACCAGCGAACGTCCCACTCACCGCGCTCCACCTCAGCCACAGGAATGGCAAAGTGGTTGATGACATTCCCAATGCCGGGGTGGAACATAGCAATGATGGTGGTATCAGTTACAGCAGTAACGACACCGGTGCGGCCCTTATCCCAAGAGGCGTGTTTCGCATAGAGGGCGTAGCCCATCTTTACGGCCTCAGTATCGAACCGGGCGCGGGTTTCCTTAACGATAAGCTCCATTGGCTTCCTCCGTATCACTCATATTTCTCGCTGTAAATCCGCTTTATCTCAGGGGCAGCCTTGTCCACGATTTCCTGCTGGAACGGGCGGGCGGCCATGCGGCGGGTGCCGTTTTCGAGATATACGGAATACTTCTCCTGACTTTCCAGAACGGCAGAAACGCGGATGCCGGAACCAGAAGAGGCACTTTTGACAGTGCCGTTCCAGTTCATTCTCAGCATACCAGTCCGGCGGGCAGGAGGTTCACCGGGGGCAGATGCCGTATACCGAGCCTTGCTGTGAGGCTTGCGATATACACGGCCAGAACGCTGACCTCTCAGCACTTCCAGCTCAGCATTACGGAGGGCATTCGTGGCGCGGACGCCTCTCGCCGCCACTTCCTGATTGAGCTTCTTCACGGTATCGTCAACGGCAATCTTCAGCCTGCCGGGAGCTTTCTTCGGGGCGGTCATTTTACGTCCGTCCTTTCCTCAGCATAGTAAATGGTGGCTATACCAAGGGAACAGGCCGGGTCAACATCCACGATGAAGAAAATCCTATCGCCAAGGATGAGCCTGTCAGTCCTCTCAGCCTGCTGGCCGCCGCTCTGCACAATGATGTGAGTAACAATATGGTCAGCAGTTCCATGCGCCCTGTCGGCCTCCGTAGCCGTTGTCAGGAAGCCTTTCAGGAACTCCGTCCCGTCCCCATCATACTGCACAGTCGGGCGGCCATTTTTTAAGCCGCCCTTACCGCGCTCTATGACAAAGGATTTCGGGAGGTTTCCTGGCCTCAGGTACATAAACCGTGCGTTAATCATGGTGTCTGTGCCTCCAGACGTTCCCGGTGCGGTCATTCTCCATCATGCCGGTGTAGAAGTACGGTGGCTTCTTGCAGCAGTCAGGCGGCTGCGGAACGGACGCTGCACCCAGAGACACCTCTTTTTTGAGGTCTTTGTACATCTCTTTCCAGAGCTTCGCTCGCTCTTGGAGGTACAACGTCAGCGGGCCGGTCTTGGTGTTCACCTCATAGCTGAAACGGTGTGCCAGACTTTCCAGCAGCATCAGTTTGGCCCTTTTCCACGATTTCGGGTAAGCAGAGATGGCGGCCTCAATTTCCTCATCGGTCAGGGCCGTGGTGTCAGGGCCTCCCTCAGTGGCGGTATCGCCCAGCTCAAACCGCATCCTGTCCTTGCCATACTCAGCAATGGCAGAGGGGTCGTAATTGTAGCTTTTTGCCATACAGTGCGCTCCTTGTCAGCTCATCATGCTTTGTCAGGCGGGTGGGAGGCCGCAGAGCCGCCATTTGCATCTTCAGAGGGATGCAGGGCAGCAGCACGAGCCTTGGCCGCTGCGCGGACGCTTTTGCGGCTGTCCGTGGCGTGGATAAGGATAAGAACATTCTCGTCCTCAACATCCTGCACCATGGCAGCAGCCTCGTCAGCCGTGGACTGCTGGAGGGCAAAAATAAAGGCCGCACCATCCACAGGGATGGGAACAGCCAAATCATCATCGCCCTTGATGGGAACATAGAGCACGCTGCCGGAGTTTTCCCCGGCGGGTGCAGCAGCTCCAGCAGCAGGCTCATCGGTCTGCTCCACGATATAGCCGCAGGAAGTCAGAGAGCGCACACGGGAGGGCAACACAGCACCATCAGGGATTGCATCGCCGGGCTGGTAGGTTACGCCACCCAGAGAAAGAGCTTTCCGGCAGATATAGCTCATGTCGGTACCTCCGTTACACGCACTTGGACAGATAGCAGGCAAGGTCGTCAGAGGTCTTGCGCATATCAGTAGACAGCAGACCCTCGACAAACTCAGCATGGGTTGCGGGGTCGCCCTCGAAAGTGCTGATGGCCATGTAGTTGCCATTGCCCAGCATATCCCAAGTGAAGGTGTAGCCCGCGGAAGGCTCATCCAGCTGCGGGTGGTCGGTGACATAGCACATCAGTGCGCCATCGCTCTCGCAGATGAAGTCCATATCATCAGGCTGACCCTCATCAGCCTTGTTGTGAGTGGCCATCAGGACATGAACCTCTTCGAAGCCCAGCAGCTGCGCCAGCACGTTCTCGTTGACGGTAGCAGGGTTCGGAGTAGAGCCGCCGTACTTCACGCGCTCCAGAATGTCGGGGTGAGCCTTCAGGCCCAGATACGTATCGTAGCCGAGGCACAGCTTGTTCGGGGTGCGGCGGCCAGCCAGACGAATCTCGCGCTTGCGCTCATCAAAGAAGTGCACCGGGTCGAAGTTGGCATCGGTGAACTTCAGGAACTCCTTTGCACCGGGGACACCAGAGGAAATGCCAGTGAACTCATTGTCCCACACGCCGGTCTTGAAGAAGTTCTCGGCAAACAGGAGGTCGAGGTGCAGCAGCATCTGCTCGTTGACAAAGCGGGTGCTGGAGCGGCGCGGGTCGATAGAGGCGGGAGCACCAGAGCGGGAGTAGTCCAGTGCGCCGATCTCATCCACGCCCACCAGAATCTGATCGACCTCGCACTTGTAGGTCTTATCAGTGTGGCCGCGCTTGGCAGGCTGCACCTTGCCAAAGGCGGGCTTGCGCTGCACATTGTCGCGGGAGATGTCACCCTTCAGGAACTCGTAATAGAAGCCCGTAGTGGTGCTCACAGGGCACATCGGGAAAATCTTGGTTGCAACGTAGTCTTTGGGGTCGGCAAAGGCTGCCATGCTCATGTTGGACAGGTAGCGGTTCGGCTTCCAGCCCTTTGCAATAGCAGCCATGATGCCGGCAGCATTGTTCATATTGTCTCTCATAAGGTTTTACCTCTCTTTCTCCGGTCAGGAAGCCTTGGGCTTGTAGCCGGACTTGGTGAGCTGAACAGAAACAACCGTGCCAGCAGCGGCGGCAGCAGACAGGGCAATGCCCACGATGAACTGGCCGTCAGTAGCCTTCACAGCCTTGCCAGTGGCATCAGTGGCCAGCTCGTCACCGGCAGCAATAGTGCCGCCAGCAATCCACTTGCCAATGTCCTTGACCTGAATAGTCAGGGAGTCGCCAGCATCAGCATCAGCATCGTTGGTAAACAGAGACAGGCCCAGCACATTTGCGCCAGCAGTGGGCAGAGCCAGCTTGCCTTCGCTCAGGGCCAGAGCAATGCCCTGAACACCTTCCAGCTTCTCCTTCGCCTTGAAGGTCACGGTTGCGCTCTCATTGATGGTAGAGCCGATAAAAGTAACGTCTGCCATGTTTTAGCCCTCCTTCTCGCACTCAGCACGCAGGGTGGGGTCGTTCACCAGAACTTCGTCCAGAGCCTGAGCCTTGGTGACATTCTTGGACTTCATCAGCTCCACAGCCTTCGCCTCGGCTCGCGTCCAAGCATCAGGGGCAGAGCCGTTGCCACACTTGCCGACCTCAGAGAAGGCAGCGGAGGTGTTGGCCATGTTCACGGCCTCGTCCAGAACGGCCAGATAGTCGTTATAGGCAGTGCCGCCAGCGGCCTTCATGGACTTCAGGATGGGGAAAAGCTCATCTTCCTTCTTGCCAATGATGGCGTACTTCTTGGCAACCTCACGCAGCTCACGGTCGAGAGAATCCTCACGGAACTTGCGCAGAGAATCCAGCTCAGCCTTCACAGCAGGGTCAAGCTGGGCGTATGCGGGGGCTGCAGGAGCTGCCGGTGCAGCGGGAGTGGTCAGGCTCTTTGCCACATCAGGAGTGGGAGCAGCAGGGGCGACAGGGGCCGCCGCGGGCGGGGTCTGGCCCTCATCAGAGCCGTAACGCTTCTCGATAGACTCGAAAAACGCCAGTTCGGCAGGGGTCATCTTGGACTTGTCGATTTTCATTGTATCGTCTCCTTCCGGCTCATCGCCGTTGTTTTTGGCCGCAGTGTCCTTGGATACGGGGGTATCCCCAGAGTGATTGTGCTTCTCAATCTGTTCGTTGATGGCATCCACAGCAGCCTTTGCAAGAGCAACGGTTGCATCATCCACAGGGATATTCTTCAGCACGACATTGGCCACCTTGCCAGCGGACCACTGCTCTGCAAAGTTCTTTGCGGCCGCATTGAACTCGTCAAGGCTTTCCAACATCGCGGTTTTGGTCGCATCCCCATCCAGCTCGTTATCGTTCAGGATGGAACAGATAGACTGATTGAGTGCAAAGCATACATCCCAGACCTCATCGCACACCCGGCGGTTTTTCATCTCGCCGTATGCCTCGGTAAACCCGACAGAGTTTTTCTGTACATCCTGCTCAGCACTTACCGGCTCCTGCGCCACGCCAAACATCTTCGCAAGGCCAGAAGAAAGCCGCTTGAAGAATCCAGTGCCCTCAGAGCTATCAGCTCCGGCACCGGGTTCAGCAGCGGCATCATCTTTTCGTTTGAAGAGCTTGATAAAAGCGTCCGGGTTTGCGCCCTCATCTACAAAGTCAACATTCGTGACTTTCAGATGCTTCAGTTTTGTTGCCACGTTCATCCTCCTTTCTTTCAGGGTGAATATAATTACAGCCGGGAGCTTTCGCCCTCGGCCGGAATTATCACTGCTGTTCGACTTCCACGCGCTCAGCTTCTCCCTCAATAGAGAACATGGTGTACTCGCCACTCTTGACCTTCTCCCACACATCTTTGTCGGTGACATGGAATCCAATCCACCAGCCAACAGGAAGGGTGCCAGGTTCGAGGCCCAGAGCCTTCTGCTTTTCTTCGGTGAAAACGCAGCTTTCCACCAGCACGGCAACATCTCCCCGCTCGTGCATCTCGCCGCCTTCACGGTACAGCTCCACGAAACGGTAGGCAGCATTTTCGAGGTCTGCCGGGTCGATCATATCTTCCTGCCAGTCCTCAATCTGCTCGCCATCCACACGGATGGCCACGCTCGCCCAGCCAAAAGCCAGCATCCGCTCGTCATCGCTTTTTGCAATGCGGAGGCCGTGCTTTTTCTTCACGCTGCCTTCAGAAGGGGGCGTATCAGGGGGCGGTGTGGCCGCGATAAGTTCATTGAATGCAATCATCGGTGTCCTTTCTGCCAGTAGTCGGCTGGCTGTTCGACATATTCAACAGTACACCCGCAGCGAGGATGCGCCGGGGGCAGCATTTTCTGCCCGGCAAACAGGAGCCTGCCGGTATAGCTAAAGGAATCATCCATGCCGATTTCCATGCCGTCCAGAGCTTCGCAAGTTTCGCACACAGCGTCATCTCCAGATGTGCACCAAACCTTTATCATGGGGCCGAGAAGCCCGTCATGCTGTGCCTGCCGAATTCCAAGGTCTGCGCCTTGGTTGAAGGAAAAGGCAAGCTCAGTCTGCGCAATGGTGGCAGCTCTGTACTTGTGGGCCTTCTCAGCATACCGGGAGGCAGATTCGAGAGCTTTTGTCCGCGCGGCCTCAACTTTCATTCGGGGGTGGTTGTCCTTGATGGAGGTCAGCACGGTTTCGTAATATCTCACAGTAGCGGCAGACTGCTGTGCGGTCAGACCGATACATGGGCGAATCAGGCGAGCCAGCTCATCAACGGTGTGTCCCTCGGTCATCTTCTGGGCCAGCAGAGCACGTATTGCTTCCCGCTGTACCTCAGAACTCCGGGTAACAAAAGAGGCTCCACGGCTGGCAATCCATTGCGCTGCGCCGGGGGCCTCAGTTTCAAAATAGAATTTATCGAGCTGCAGGAGGGCAGGCTGCGCCATGGCTCCAGCCGAAAGAGCTTTCATCCAGACAGCGGAAAACTCCTTGTCAACGAACGTGGAATAGTCCTGCGTGAACTCCATGAACACATCTTCGTCCAGCTCTCCCCTCAGGACAGCTTGCCGTATCTCTTTGTAAGAGAGGGCTTGCTTTTGGTCATCCCAGAGGCAGCAGAGCTTTTTGATGGGTTCGCCCTGCTCGTCAACGAGGTACTTTTCCAGCTTCTTCAGCACCGCGCTCTTTTTCTTGCTGCGCCGCGGGCGGGCCTTCCAGACCTCACCGGGATGCGGAATCCTTACCAGCATTCGCAACCCTCCCCAGACGCTTTTTTGCGGCCTCGATAGCCGCCTCGTCATCTTCCAGAGCATCGCTCTGCCCGGCGGCGGTCTTGGGCGGCTCAGGTTCAGGGTTGAACCTGCGGCCATCCAGCAGCCTTGCCTCAGCAGGCACGGTGTCAGTGGTGCGCTTGGGCAGTCCACCGGTCTGACGCACAAACTCTTCCAAAGCCTCGTCAGGGATAAGGACACCCACGCCCACCATATCTTTGATGTAGGTGGACAGCTCTTTCAGGTCTACGTCCTGAATATCCCCGTGGGTCATCTTCGGGTAGTCCGTGAGGCCGGAGAACTTCTCGCCGTTGATGTCAATCAGGCCCGGAATACCGTGCGCGTTGAACTCTTCGCAGATGATGTCCAGATAAGCACCAATGGCCATTGCGAACAGGTTGGTCTTGTCGCTGCTCAAAGCAAAAGAGCCGACCTTTTCATGGCCCAGCTGGATAAAGTCAGCAAGGACAGTCTGGCTGATTTTGGTGTCATATCTCTCGATGATGGCGTTGGTATCAAACTGCCGGGAGCCGCCGGTGCTCATCAGCTCAAATTTGTACCCAAAGGGCAGCACAACGCCCTCGCTCTCATCCCGCCGGACGTTCTTCACCATTCCTTCCAGCCCGGTGCGCAGCTTGACCATATCGTGGTCTTCAGCATCCCAAGGATTTACACCTTCCGGGGCGGTGATAACAGGCAGGCCAGCAAGGTCGCGCTCAATGCCGATGCCCTCTATCTCCTGAATTCGCCGTTTGAAATACCAAGAATGGTATGCGGTACGCAGGATAGAGCGGCCCTCAGGGTTGTCCTTGCGGCTCCGGGTACGAAACAGCAGGCACTTTTCGATGGGAATAGTAATCAGGCCAAAATCCGGCGGTGGCATCTGCGTCATGCCGGTGAGGTTGTCTTGGTCGTCATACTCCCACTGGTAAAGGGTTTCTTGGGAACGGATGGGCAGCTTGGCCCAGCCGATGAGACCATCAGAGAATTTGGAGTTGGTGCGCTTATCTTTCGTTCGGCCCATGCGCCGTTTATAGACGATCTCGTGCAAGCTCCAGCCATAGGTGAGGAAAGACAGGATTTCGGAGATGGTGTCCGTCCACGTCATGTCCATATCTTCCATACAGCTCTGCACGAACTCAGCAGCTTCTCTGTCCTTGGCCGTGCTGCCGCCCGGCTCCACATTCCAGCTGGCCTGCCGCACGAGCATCTCAACAGCAAAGAGGATTGCACCAACGGTTTCGTCATTGTTAGACATCTCGGTGAAAACCTCAGCACCTTTGCGGCCACGCAGCTCAGGCAAGAACTCTTCGTAGAAGATACCACCATATCTGCGCTGGCCAACACGGCCCAGCTCCTCAGAACCTTTGCTCATAGCGGTTCGCCTCCTTTCTCGTTATTTGTTTTTCCAGTAGCTGGCCTTCTGCAGCCCGCCGGAAGTAGGGGGCGCGGCAGCCACCGCGCTGCTCTCCAGCTCAGCAAAAGCGGAAGAGCCTGCATCGACCATATCTTTGAATTTGGATTCGGGGAAGCTCTCCAGCTCCGAGAAGTACATCTCGTTCCAGTCGGCCAGCAGGACATCGACATTGCCATGCTGCCACTGGGCGGCAAAGGGTTCGGCTCGAACCTCCTTGCTGCCAGATTCGGCAATGGTCTTGACGGGGAACCCGGCCAGCATCTTCACGAAGCTCTGGGCCTGCGCTTTACCAGCCTGTCCGGGGTCTTTCGGCAGCCTCTCCACAACGCGCTTGTGAGTTTTCTTATCCATCTGGGCAGTCTGTTTGATGTGGGTGCGGACATCATCAGCAGACAACCGCTGGTTGGTGACATTCGCCACAATATAGCGACCATTACGCCGCTTGCCCAGCAGAACGCTGGCAGTGTAGGCAGGCTCTCCGTTCTCGTCCTCAGCAGTGGCGGCCAAATCCCAGCCACGCGCCCATGCGATAACATCTTTCGGCAGCTCATCCAGCAGGGTGACCTGACTGCGCTTGAAGTAGAGGCCCGCTGCCGCCTTGATCTTCCAGTTGCCGTTGAGCAGTCTTTCTCGTTCAACTTCCAGCAGGGCATTCAGGTTGGCGATATATCCGGGGTCGCTCTCCATCAGCACTTTGTTGTCTTGCAGGCGGGAGGCGATAAAGGTCACGCTCTTGCACTGCTCAGGGGTAACGCCGTGCTCTTTTTCCAGCTCTTCCACGCTCCCGGCGAAGTATATAGTGTCATTCAGAACGCACATATACCGCACCTGTCCGCTGCGCTCAGGGATGGGATAACCGGTATCTTGGTCAATCCACCAAGATATAAAATCGGCCACCCAGCTATCCGCATCGGGATTGCAGGTGGCTCGGACATAAGGCCGGATGCCGCAAGTAGAGCGGTTACGGCTCAGCATATAGAGGAACTGTTTGCGGCTGAAATGTGTCAGCTCGTCAAAGCCAAGGTAACAAATTTCTGTGCCCTGCCAGCCCTTCAGGTCATCATCGTTCGTGATGTGAGCGAAGTTCAGGCGGGCACCGCTTCCAAATGTCCAATGCAGCTTCGGGGTCATACCCGGCACTGCATCAGGCACAAGGTCGTAAATCTTATGGCTGGCATCCCAAAGGCCGCCCTGGGCCGTTATCTGGGTATAGGAGTGACGGAAGATAACGCCACCGAATCCCTTTACGCCCCTGTTCCGTAGTCCCTCCAGAAGCAGAGCATACGTCTTGCCGCCTCCGGCAGCTCCTCCGTAAATAACAATATCGGCTTTCGAGGCCATGAACATGGTTTGCGGGCCAGCTTGCGGGCCGATGGTTGCTGCCTCTCTCTTATCCCGTCCATTGTCAGGGATGCAGATTGGCATATATTCCACAGTGAAGACTTTCTCATCTTCCTGCCCGGCGGCACCAGCTCCAACTTGGTCTGTCAGTTCTCCAAGCAGCCGAATTGATGCCGTATCTCCATCAAGAAGAGCTTTCTGCATCAATCGCGCCACAATGGCCGCGCTGTACGTCTGGTCATCCTTGGCAACGCCGTAGACTTCCAGACTTGCGCCCATAGTCTTTCCGACATGGGCATTCATGAGCTGTTGGGCCAGCTCTTTCATGTTTTTCTTGGCCCGTTTTGCTTCTCCAGAGGCGATGCCGGCCTTTCTTGCGTTCTCGACCCGTTCTTCTCGTGTTTTTCTCGCGTTTACCTCATCAATAGGCATGAGGTTCTTTTCGTTGGCCACTTCACCACCTTCCTCTCGTTTTCGGGGCAGAGAAGTCAGATGAAGCAGGCATCTTTCCGGCCAGCAAGCAGCATCTCGTGGACATACATATTCGGGCCAGTCATGCGGCAGGGAATATCACACCCGGCCATGTCGGTTGCAGCTCGGTTCTTCTTCTCCAAAATATCAGGGTCGAGGATGTGGCCGATAATCTGATACGGCTTGTGGCAGCAGTACATAACCTCACCGCGCTCATTCAGGGCGATTTGCGCCCACGATGCAGTGCAGGAATCTTCCTGACGGTCCAGCAGCTCCCACTTGAAATTGAGCACCACCCGGCTGTCGTTCGCTGCCAGCTCCTTCACAGCCTCCATAGTCCTTGCGGCCTGCTCCTTCGCCATATCCAGAGCGTAGGCTTTCCCGCCTGTGCTTTCGATGGGCCGGAATGCAATATAATCCACGAGAAGGTCGCAATTGGCCTCGTAGAAGCGCATAACATCATCAGGAGAGGTAACAACACACTGAATGCCCAAAGACGTTCTGGGGCTATGCTGGCGTTTCCACACGGCGTAGTCCTGAATATTCTTCACGACAACAGCATACTTTCGCACACCACGGCGGTGCTCGTAGCTATCTTCGTCCCATCCGTCAAGGCTGACTTTCAGGTAGTCAGGTCTGGGCAGCCTCAGCACATTGAAATTCGTGTTGATGCCATAATGCAGACCTTTTTCGTCCATCCATTCGGTGATGCGGTCAAAATCAGGGGTGAGCGTAGGCTCTCCGCCTCCGGTCAAGATGAAGCCCTCCACACCCATTTCAATCAGGCGGGTGGCATACTTGCGGAAGCCCTTGAAGCTCATGGCTCTCGCACCGGGGTCAAGCTCCCATCTCCCGTATGTGCAATAGGGGCAGCGGTTATTGCAAAAGTTGTTCAGGAATATATCTGCCGTAATAGGCTTATGCTCTCCCACAATGCGGTCGAGGTGGGAGAACATCTTATTCCCGGCGATGTTCTGCATCGTTCTTCTCCTTTCGGTATTTCTGGTTCAGGATTTTGGGGACGCAGCAGTCCCAGTTTATCTGATGGTGGGTGCGCTGGTGGCTCCCTCCCATTTTTCCGATTTCCACACAAGACGGCATAGACATGACAGAGTAGAAAGATTTCGTGTACGTCCCGCTCTCCTTATACGCCTCAGTCATACCGCCGGACAGGCTTTGCGTCTGAATCTGTGTTACCTGACAACGCATAAATGTGAAAAACAGTACGCCGCGGCTACCAAGGGTGGTGTAGGTAGTAACATCTTCGTTCATCGTTCCACGGAACTCTACGGGCGTATCGGTCCTGCAAAACATACTGTTCATGCACTTCCGCTTCAAGCCCATCTTGTACCCGCCACCATTTACGCCGCCTATCATGTCACCACCCTGAGCAAGGGCAACCATGGCAGCACCCGAAGCATCAAGAAACGTAAGCATAGCCTCGAACAGGCCATCCAGCTGCGGCCCGACCATAGATTTGCCCTTGAGCTTGGTTCCTTCAGGCCAGCGAATCAAGATGTCTTTGTAGTCATCGTCCAGCATGAGGAAATATTTCAGCCCCAGCTCTTTGGCGATTCTCCAGCTCTCATTGCGGGCGTACAAGATGGCTCGATGCTCGCAGATATTGTCCATCGTGTCAGCTCTGGCAACAGCAGCGGCCTTATCGAACATGATGACGTTCTCGGCTCCAAACTTCTCCCGGTACAGCTCAGCAGTATCATCTTCGTTGTCGATGATAAAATACAGCTTCCCGGAATACTTCTGCCGCTTCAGGGTGTCCGCGGTCACTACATTGTCTGCCCTCCCGTGTGTCAGGATGAATACAGCAAAATCGTCACGCAGCATGGCTCATTCCTCCATCAGCTCAGAAACCTTGCTGGAGAGTGCCACAAAGCCATTGCGAATGGCATCATCTTCGTCAATGATAACAAGGGCCGATTTTTCCATCAGTTCCTGCATCTCAGGGGAGGCGTGGGCATAATACTCAGCGATTTTCCGATAATTGAAAACCGTATGCCGGCCTGCAGCTCTCAGCAGAAAGCCTTTTTCATCAGGCCGCAACTTGGATGCTTCGATCTCCGCAATAAGGTCATCCGTCTTTGCGGTATCATACAGAGCAGAGAGGTCAGGGCATTCGCCGGTCGGCTCATACTGCGGAATGGTAGTTTCGGTGGTATAAGGGTTATCGGCTACACCCTCGCTCAGGTCTACGGCTTCCAGAGCAAAGCCGAACTGCTCCATGTCGATATTGGCAATGCCAGCTAATTCCTGCGCCAGCTTCTCATCATCCCACAGGGCAAGCTCGCCGGTCTTATTGTCTGCCAGCCGGAAAGCATTGACCTGTTCTTCGCTCAGGTCATCGGCTACAACACAGGGCACGGTTTTGAGCTTCAGCTTCTTGGCGGCTTTGTAGCGGGTATGCCCGGCCACAATGACGTTGTTCTTATCCACAACGATGGGAACCTTGAAGCCAAACTCCTTGATGGAGGCGGCAACAGCATCCACAGCATCGTCATTCTGCCGGGGGTTGTTCTCATAGGGATGCAGCTCAGAAAGTTTCAGGCTTACGATGTCCACGGTCAGACCTCCCATATATTTAGTATTTTGGCAAAAATAAAACCCCGCCGTGTGGGCAGGGTCATTGATAATTTTGCGCTAATATGATACAATAAAGCCGTCCGGAGTAGAGTTTCCGGGCGGCTTTTTCGCTTTTCAGGCTCCCTCGGCTGGCAGGCTTTCACGGGAGCCTGATTTTTTTATACCTTGATTTTGCTATCGCGGACGATCTGTGCAGCTTCTTCAGGGGTCTTTGCAGTGGCCTCGATGAGCTTTGCAAGATTTTCCAGATACTGATTCAGTTCCGGGGTGGTCATTTCATCCATGTCCTCGCTTCCTTTCTGGATGAACCTTTTGCGGTTCCTCTCTACGCTACTATTATATTACTTTTTGTGTATTTTGTAAAGCGTTTTTAACGAAATTTTGGCGTATCCATGCACTTTTTAGACCGCATATTTGGCGCGGCAGAATAGAATCGAACTATCAACCGGCGGTTTTGGAGACCGCTGCTCTTCCAATTGAGCTACTGCCGTACAATGGCCGCCTTTCGGAATCGAACCTTCCGTGTCTACTCCCACGAACGCGCTCCACGTTGCGCTAGGGCGGCATATAAAAATAGCCGATGGCTGGACTTGAACCAGCACCACAGAGCATCAGTCTCCCGGATGACAGGGGCCGGAAGGAATCAGCTCTGCGTATCGTCAGTGTGACGCGGGTTAAATGCCCGCCGCTCTGCATTGAGCTACAACGGCATATAAACAGCCCGTTCCTGCGGTGGTCAGCTCAGGGACGGGCTGTTATTTTTGGACACACACGCGGGCGGCTGATAAGTACCGCCTTGGCGTTCCGGGGCCTCCGACTGGTAGAAAGCAAAAGTTTTGGAGGAATCCTATAGAAGAAAGGTCTCGCCGTGTCAAAAGGAGAAAAGGAACCCAAGAGGTGCGCCGCGTATGGGTACCGCGGCAAGCTCCCGGTGGTTCATGGGGCCATGTGTCCACTTCGGCCTACGGGGTCGGCCGGTTCTGGTGCAGATGGACGGAATCAAACCGCCACAACACGATGCCTGCTGCTGGTGCTGTCATTTCATACATCCGCATATAAAGAGCCACCTACGCAGCATTGGCCGTTTCAGTGGCGCATGGAACGCGATAAAGGGTAATGGGGAGGGCAGGCCAAACAGCTCGCGCAAGCCATCCAGCCCAGCCGAAGAACCTTCATCATGTCCGGCGCGTTTCCGCATTGCGCGGGTGCGCTTATGTCATTTTAGCACAGCCAGTGTACCGGCGGCAACACGGCGGCGCACCGATGGCACACCGGGATGTCGTAAAAATTAAAGCTCAGGTTTTGTGCATATTGCGCATTATGCACAGCTCTTTGAGATGTCAGGCCAAATCTCTGCCAGAGCTTCCAGCCCATGCCGGATGCTATCGCAGGCAGTAGACTGCGCAACGCCCAGCTCTATGGATACATCCAGATACGTTTTGAGCTTGAAGTTGCCCTGTGCATCTCTGGTTTCGCACTCGATGTAATACGCTCTCAGCGCATCAGCATCCCGCAGGCTGGAGCTGGTCTCGGCATAGACGATGCAGAACGTCCGGGAGATAGCCTCAACACGCAACTTGGTCAGCTCAGACATCATCCGGGACAGCTCCCGGCTTTCTCCATCCACCCTGCACACGGCATCCAGAATCTTATCGCCATTTCCCGGTGACATAGGCATACCGCTAAAGCTCTGGGTGACTCTGGTGGCAGCATCCAGCTGCCTCTGCACTTTTTCCTTCTGGGTGTTCACAGCCTCGGCCATATCGCGCAGCTTGCGGAACCACGCTCTAACCTCGGCCACTTCAGCCTGCTTCTCATCATCTCCGGCTTTCCACGCTCTGATCTTATCCATTTTGTTCCTCCCCGTTTTGCTTGAAAAATAGCTCGAAATAGCTTAACGGTAGCTTGAAGCGGTAAATCTATCCTTCAGCACCTCGTACACAGTTTTGCGGGCTTTTTCGGCCTGCTTGTCCTTATCGGTAGCAAACTCGAACTCCACGGGCACAGATTCCGGCGGTTTCTCAATGCTCGCGGCTTTCCCAAACGCCTGCTGGATACTTTTGGCCAGCTTGGTGCCCATATCGTCCAGCATTTCAGGGGTTCCGGCAGCAGTTATCTGAATCTCATAGTCGGGAACTCTGTGCTTGTCACATAAGATGCGCTCCAGCTTTTCCACCCGGCGTTCCAGCTGCCGGATGCGCTTGTTCTCTCTCTTGCTCATGGTTTCGGCTCCCTTCAAACGAACTCTTTCGGCGGCAGCTCATACTCTGCGCCGATTTTCTTCCACATGTGCAGGCAGTACGGATGGGTATTGATGTTCGCACTCTTGGGCGGGTGGAACTGGATAACGCACTCATCTTCGCCCCAGAAGATGTCCTTGACCATGCACATTTCCTCCCATGTTGGGCAACGGTTGCTCAGGCTCACGCTAACGTGTTCCCAGCCGCCTCCCCATGAGGCAATAATGGCCACAGCATGAAGCCTATACCGCGGGTGGTGCAGATAGCCCATCAGACCATCAAAGCCCTCCTTGACAACCAGCAGGCGCGGGCTGCTCTTCATTTCCTCAATGCTTTTCATTGTTCATGCCCTCCAGAAACAGCAGCACACCGGGTGCCGCAAAGCGAACACGATACGCCTTCAGGTCATCCTGCGTGACGTACTTCCTGCCGAACAGATTTTTCATATCGCACCAGACCAGCCACGGAACCCTATAATAGGCGTTTGCTCCAAAAGAGCAAAGGACAAAGGCCACACCGCCAAGAAGCGTTGTGCGGCTCAGGCAGGCCGCCTGCGTGGATGATACGCGGTCAAGCCCCATCTTTCCGCTGTTCGTGTGCTTTGCTTCAAAGGTCACGGCTGTGCCACCGGCCAGAACGCCCTTGTAGTCAGGCTGGGCCTGCTTGGTATAGCAGGCAAGGAAGCGGCCAGAGCGGTCAGCTCCTCCCAGAGGCTTCATCGGCTCAGGGGTCTTTTCGATGTCCGCAATACCATTGGTGCGGTAATACTCACAGGCAGAATTGATGAGGCTCTCAAAGCCAGCACCTTCGGCGCGGCTCCGTGCCCCGGTCATGCTCCGGCGCATGGTAGCGGATGTAATAGGTTTACGCATTGCCATTGTCGTTGCCCTCCTCGGCTTCCATCTGCCGCTTCAGTTCAGCGGCATCCACAGTGACATATCGGGTATGGCTGAGGATATTATCGGCCAGCACCTTGCTTTTTTCGTCCATAGAGTTTTCGAGGATGTTTGCAGCAGCCCTCATGCCGGCCACCACAAAGGGAAGGTCGGAGAAGTCAAACAGCTGAGCAAAGCCGCAAGCCTTGCCCACGATCTCCCCCATAGCCTCTGCCATGATGCGGCTGGCATCAGCATCTCGCCAGGCGGCGATGGCAAAGGCCATCTGCGAATTGTACGGAATCTTCGGTTTTTCGGTCATGTGTTTTAGTCCTCCCACAAAATAGCCTGCCCGCACTGCCCACAGAACGTGTTTTCGGCTTCGTCCTGATTGTGCAGATATTCACCAGAGCCGCAGTTCGGACAGCTCAGGATGCTCTTATCGCCATCTGGATACGGGCTGCGCGGAATCCTCAGCAGCAGGGCATCGCGGCCCATCGAGCAGGCGTCCTCGACAACGGCAAGGCTTTCATATCTCTCGCGGTGCCTCGGGTCAAGAATCCAGGCGGCACGTTCAACGGACATCTTCTCGCTCATCTTCCAGCCTCCAATACTCCACAAAATAGACGTACCCAGCCTTGCCGGTGCGCTTCTCCTTGCCCCAGCTGACAGCGTAGCCATTCTGGGCCAGAATCGCGGTCAGGGTGCGGCGGTCATCCACGAGGTTGCAGTCGATTTTGAAATGCTGTGCCATGTGCTCACATCCTTTCCGCTTTCGCTTCTTCATCCCACTTGTCCATCATAGAATCAAGGGCCCGATGCTCCAGACAGCCTGCCAGCACGTTTAGTGCCCGGAACTCCTCTGCGTTCATCTTGCCAGTGCGGTACTGGATGTAAATCTCCCGGCGAGCTGTGTCCAGAGCCTCCAGAACAGCATCGCCATCTTCCCAGTCGGTCAGTGATTCCAGTGTGGCAAGCTGCTTGACAAAATCGGTTTTATCCACATTTCCACCTCCTCAGTGCCGAAGAAAGCTCTCCGGCAACTCCAGCCAGTCCCGGACATCGTCCTCGCTCTGTCCACCATCTGCAAAAACATCCAGCACATTGGGCACCAGCCGCCGCGCCATCTCCTCATCGTCCATGTCGCGGATGCAGTCAGCAACGGTGTTCTGGTCGCTCTCGCGGATGGTCAAGCTGAGCTTGACAGTAGAGCCATCCTGCCGCGTCCAAGAGCAGATAAGGCTTTGACCACCGACCTTCTCCAGCGCGGTCAGCATCGTATCACGACAGGTCGCAATGATCTTCTCGCTCTCATTCACGTCCATGTTATCGCCACTCCTTCCCGGTGGCCTTATCTCTCAGAGGGATTCGGCCCAGAATCTCAAATCCTGCAAGGTCGGCCACCTGACGCAGCAGGGGCACAAGGATGCTGATTTGCAGCATGGTCGCAGCATCCTTCTGACGCTCATCTTTGCGGATGTTCTTCATGGCTGCGGCGGGGGTCGGGTCGGCGTAATGCTCAGCATTCCGACCCATATCATTGTCACGGTTCATCGGGTCACGCTCCATTCTCCAACAGGTCAAACAGGGTGGGTGCATCTCGCTCAGCGTCCGCGCTCTCCAGATAGCCCACACCGTCCCGGAAATAGTCAGTGTTCAGCTCTACGCCTTTACCACGGCGGCCAAGCTTCACGGCCTCATAGGGCACAGTGAACAGCCCTGCAAAGGGGTCAGCTACCAGCTCGCCCTCGTTGGAGTACCGCTCAATCAGCCGCTGCACAATATCCAGCTGGAGCGGGCAAACATGGAGGTTCTGCCGCCGCTGGCTCTGGGAGGTATTCAGGGTGCGCATCCGCACGATGTCATCCCAGACCGTCATGTCCCAGCTTCCCGGGGCGACAACCATGAAGGTGGAAGGCAGCCGCCCGTCTTTATCCAGACTTTCGGCCAGCTTAACGTGCTCGGCGTAAGAATAGACGGTATCACGGCTGAATTTACGGTAGACCGCCTGCAACTTCGAGGTTGGTATCTTCTCCAGTTCTTCCCGGGTAAAAGGCCGGTCACCGCTGGAACGCCAGAAAGCATGGGCGTCAATCTGCCACTGTGCGCGGGTGTACTCCTCTTTGGACTTCTTCACGGGGGTATCAGCATAGCCGCGGCTGCGGTCAGTAGGCAGCTTGCGGAACAGCAAGATGTACTCAGGGCATCCAACGCCCATTTTTGTGCCATCTTTGCACTGCTCAGTCCAGCCCAATCTGTATGTTTGATTATTCTCCCGGACAACATCCGTGACTACGGTAATCATCCCAAAGTACGCAAAGCCATGCTTCCGAAAATGGGCAATGCAGTCAGCATGGAACGGCTCAATGGTAGGCGCGGCCAGCCCGGTGACATTGGCAAACTCCACGCGGTCTTTGACATGAATCGCAGCCACGCGGCCCGGCTTCAGAGTCCGCAGCAGCTCAGGGGTGAGGAAGTCCATCTGCTTGAAGAACTCATCATCGTTCGGGTTGTGTCCGAAGTCGTTATAGCTGGGGCTGTACTCATAGTGGTTGCCGAACGGAATAGAGGTCACATATAGGTCGATGCTGTCTGTCGGCCAGCTCCGCACCTCTTCCACGCAGTCGTTGTTGATGGCCGTATAATTGTTTCCCTTAACTTCCACACGCTCACATCCTATCGTTCGTTTCAGGGCCTCCAGAGCAAGGCTTCCGAGGCCGTACTCCTTGATGATTTCTTCCATCTTCTCACTCAGCTCATCATACTGCCGCCACTTGCGCTGCAAGGCAAGCAACACCTCTGTTTCGGTGTCCATATACAAGATGTCGATGATGACATGGGCTTTCTGCAGGAAGCGGTAGATGCGGTGGATGGCTTGGATGAAGTCATTAAACTCATAGTCGATGCCCATAAAGATTGCCCTATGGCAGAATCTTTGGAAATTGCATCCAGAGCCGGACAGGCTCTTTTTCGTGCCAAAGATGCGGGTGCGGCCCTGCGCAAAATCCATGACGCGCTGCTCGCGGGCCTCCAGCTCCATGCTGCCATAGATGTCCACCATCTCAGGCACAGCCTTTTTGAGAGCCTTGCGCTCATCTTCGAGGTCGTGCCAGACCACGAAATGATCATCGGCAGGAGCTTCGGCAATGATGCGGGCCACCTCAGCAGCACGGATGTCAATGCTATCGCGCTTTTCCTTGGCAGCATCAGACAGCCCCATCGCGGCATCGTGGCCGAGCTTCATCTGGCCGTCAGGCTCAAACTCCGCAGGGCGGTCAAGGCTGTTCAGTTTGTGGTATCGGATGTCCATCGGGGGCAGAGCATAGCCTTCATCCGAGAAGCCAAGGTCGGAAGGCTTCTGGAGGAACAGCCCCCAGCTGGCGCACCAAATCCAGAACTCGCGTTCGCGGCCCGGATAAAGGGTCAGGTTGTTCGCCTTGGTGGAATCCCGCTTGAAAAAACGGGTAAGGGCTTGCCCGGTGTCCATAACCTCCAGAAAGCCCGCATAGTGAATCAGCTCTTTATACCGGTTCGGGGAAGGTGTGGCCGTATTGGTCAACTTATACTTGACCCCTTTGAACTTCAGCATAAAGCTCTGGTACGTTTTGCTGCCGAAGCTGCGCAAGGTGGCCGCCTCATCCAGAGAAACAGCAGTAAAGCGGTGCGGGTCAATATCGCCATCTCGGACGCGCTCATAGTTCGTCAGGACAATGGGTGCTCCACTGGCCTCCACCTCTGCCATCGTGCGGCAGTAGGGAGGTTCGGCCATCCCCAGCAGATTCACAGCATCTGCCTTAAACTCAGGCAGCACGTTCAGGGGCATCACGATGAGAACCTGTCCGCCCTCATGCTTCTGCAGGAGGCGGCACCATTCGAGCTGCATACCAGTCTTGCCAAGGCCAAACCGGGCAAAGATACCCCGGCGTCCCCCACGCAGTGCCCACAGGACACTGACGCGCTGGTGGTCTTTCAGCACAGGGTTGACCTCGGACGGGTCGATCTCAATGCCAGACATGGGCGCGATGTCAATTTTCTGCTCCAGAAACTCGCGGTAATTCATAACGCACACCCCCTTTCTGAGGCTCCAGCTTTGCCCCACAGCAGGGGCAGACATCAACACGGCGCGGCGGCATCCTGTCAACCAGATACCCCGCAGACACGCCCAGAGCTTCCGCAAACTTGCGGATAGCTTCAATGCCAGGCATTGTGCCGCCTCTCTCGTACAAGCTCACAACCTGAAAATCAGTTCCCAGCCTATACGCAAGCTCTTTCTGGCTCAGGCCGGCAGCCACACGGCAGGCTTTCAGCCTCTCGCAGAAAATTCGGTCCATTTTATCATCTCCATTTGGCTTTATTCATGTCCCAGCTCAAGCTCCTCTTGTTCCACTTCCTGATTTCGTCAGGCGTGTTCGAGAAGGAATAGCCTTGGGTTCTCTCGATGCCGTCCGGCTCGTAGGTCACATTGCAGTCACCCAAGATGCAGTCCGTGGTAGTCGGGTGCCTCCAGTAGATGTGACAGAACTTGCCAATCAGTTTGCTCTGCTCATCCAGCAGGGCAAAGTCTTTGCTTTCCTGCTGGAGCTGCCTGCCGCAAAAAGGGCAGGCTTCTGGGATATTCACATTGCACTTCATCCGGCATCCTCCTCAGATGTCCCAGTCGGAAGGAACACCGAGGCGGCATTCTCCATCGCCATCATTGCTGGTCGGCTTATCAAACGGGCATCCCGGGCAGCCTTTCCCGGCAGCCAGCCAGTTCTTGCAGAATCTTGACAGCGCAACAGCAGACACCATCGGGTATTTCGGAACATACTTGTCCAGCATACCAGTCGCAGAAAATCCTCTGCATTCGTTTGCCCTTTCCAGCATCTTCACAGCGTCATCCTGTTCTTGCTGAGATTCGCAGTGAATGGTGATGTCGTAGGTATCATCATAGACAGCCCACTTGCCATCTGCCCGGCAGAACAGCACCAGCTCCTTTTCGTTGCTCATGTCCACATCTCCCGTAAGTCCTTTTCGACCTGTGCGGATTTTGCTTCGAGATACTCTGCAAACTCTTCCGGGGCCATGCCCTCGTTCTTGAACTCGCCGACCATCTCCCAGTACCTGTCGCCAACGCGGATGATCTTCTGCACCTGCTCATCGGTCAGGCCAAGCTCACACCGCAGATTCTGAATCAGGGCACCCCATGTGATGGCAATGCCATCCAGAGCCATGATGAAACCATGGAGCTGATTCTGCCGCACGATCTTCCTCATGTTGGCGGTCATCGCCGCTTTTCCTCGCGGCTGGTGGCTTCCGAATTTACCCATCGTTCTTTTCCTCCTGTTATCCCCACTGCTCAGACATAGCTTTCGCAATTCCGGGGAATGTTTTTGCTCGATTTTTAGCGCGGTCGGTGGTAAACATACCCTTGTTTCGCTCATCATGCTTATGTGCATAAGAACCAGACGGACACCATGTAGCCACAGGCTCCACAATATCAGTTGGGAATAGTGGCGGCAGAGCCTTCAGCCAAAGGCAAGTTTTCTTGCTGTATGGGTGTCCATACTCATACGGCTGCACGGCTTGCGTATACGGTGGCAGACAGAAAACCTTACTCGGCACGGGATTTTCCACGCAGATTCTCGGCACATCTGCCCACCAGAACCGCATAAACAGGTCGCGGCCCTGAATGCCCAACATCACGCGGTCAGCTTGAAGCTGGTGCCCTTTCCAGAGATGCCGTGCGCCGGCATTGCTCAGGTATGTGCAGGGCGGGTGCGCAATGAGCAAGTCCCAAGCATCAATGTAATGCCCTCTATCATCCATTGTCTCAATTTGCCCCCCCTCAGGGGCAACAGAGCATCGCCAAGGATGTGCCATTCCGGGTGACCGCCAGATGGTTCCTGAATGTCGCAAGAGTACGCCTCATGCCCTCGTGCTCGGAAAGCCTTGCAAACCTCTTGACTCTCCTCGCAAGCTATCAAAACCTTCATGCTCCAGATTCCTCCAGCTCAGGGCCTGTGATGTTGGGCATCCAGTGGGTGACATCATCCAGAGGGATGCACTCTCTGTTCTCAGCCCAATCTCCGTTGTCATACATGAATGCGGTCAAGATAGCACCATCGGAACAGTACACGATGACATCAACATTCGGGTCAGGCGGGTCTTTCTTTGCGTCTCTCCAGAGCTGGCGGGCCATTTCCTGCGGGTCAGCTTCAGGCAGGGCATCAATGACCCTGTTCACATCTCCCAATGTCTTGACGTGGCCCAGAGTGGCCTCCGCGAAAAGATGCTGCTTCAGGGTTTCAGCATCAAGATATTTCCGCTTGCTCATTCCACGCCCTCCTTTGCAGGCGCAGGCATCTCAGTCCACGAAACAACCTCGCATTCGAAGTTCTTGCAGCAGCCTGTCCATTTGCCATCTGTCGTTTTCGACACTGTCACGATTCTGGTTTTGTCAGGAAGCTCGATAGTTACAAGCACCTCGTTGGACACAGTCTCAAACATTCCGGGCAGCCATTTCTTGGTGCCCTTGAACTTGGCAAACATCGATTCGTGCTCAGGAGGCTTCCCGGTGTGCCAGTTCAGGCAGCTTGCAGGGTCAACAGCTGGAGCATTCTGAATCATCTCCGCAATGACATCAGCCGTGCCGCTATGATGTCCCAGCACAGAGCCGTTCTGCAGGCCCATGCAAGAAACCCTGCTGTACAGGTCATCAGCATAAATCAGCTTTTTCTCACTCATTTGTCGCATCTCCCATCATGTACCCGCACACAGGGCAGTAGTTCCAGACCCACATATCGAACTCAGTTTGGGACATCGTAGCATCGCAGTTGCTACACACGATTGCCGGTTCCTTGTGGCAGTCATCAGGGCCATCGGTCACGATGACAACCTTCTCCGCACTCTTTACCCACTTGGCATGGCCGCGCAGACTTTCCGGGTCGATGGTGGGCAGATTGCTCAGGTCGCTCAGCTCATCGCTGATGCTCTCGCAGAACAGGATATCGGCAGCCTTGCCCTTGGCCTCCTCTTCTGCGAGGTCTTTTTTGAGGTCAGCTTCCAGTTCGCCAACATCGGCCAGCCGGATGATCTTCTTTCCCTCAGCCATCTTTCAGCACCTCCGGCGGTACAGCCAGCGGGAACCAGCAGTAAAAATTTTCAGGGTGGTTTGCCACGACAGAGAACAGCCATTTACTGGCCTCGCCAGTCCAGTTTTTATGGACAGCCATAACGCAGCCATTTTCGTCCGCGTCCTCTTTGGTAGGCTTCTTGTCAGGGGTGTTCCATGTGGGCTTTTCGGAATGCTCCACCTCCAAGGTGGGGGCTGCAAAGATACAGCTGATGGGCACAGCATACACGCCTGAGCCATCCTCCTCTTTGCGGTAGATGGCCTGCTTCAGCAGCTCGTTGGCATCCACAGGGCGAACATCATTTGCCATCGTCCTGCGCCTCCTCTCCAACCTTCCAGCCGATAAGGTCGCAGATGCAAGCCTTATCCTTTTTGCACCAGTGGATGATAAACCGATCAGGAAGGAACGACCCGTGAAATACGCTTGTAACACCGTCTCCTCCCAGAGTTTCGGTAATGTCTTTGATGGCCCAGTTCACAGCCTGCGTGACATCCACTTTTTCCTCGAAGATACATCCACAGTTGCGGCACTTAAAAAGGCCGGTCCTTCTCTCAGTCATTCGTCTGCACCTCCTCAGGCTCCAGCATCTTCCGGCTGCAGCTCTGGTTATAGCAGACAGGGCAGCAATAATGCAGATACTTCACCCCGGCCAGAATCTCCGGCGGCTGGCACATAACCATCGGCCTGCCGCAGTTCTGGCAGACAGGCCAGCCCAGTACGGCAATGTTCTTGCGCTCTGCAAGGCGTTTCTTCCAGCGTGGGTATTTTTCCTGTGCCTTCTCCCAGCATTCTTCGTAAAGCTCCTGCATGGCAAAGCCGTTCACAGGCTCGCCCAGCAGGGCATAGATGCTGTTCAGGACATCCCCGAACTCCTCTTTCAGATTCTCCCAGCACTCTTCGATGGTCTTGGGAGTAGGGTTCGTGCCATCCAGAGCGCGGCGCAGCTTCAGCGCGGCCTGCGCACATTCGGAATGCTCTTCGGCCATCTGCGCCAGAATCTCGGTCGGGGGCAAAATCTCCGAGACCTTCTTTTCTTCATCCATTGTGTAACACCTCTGTTTTTTCGATTTTCAGCTTCTCAGCAGGAAGCTCCGGGTGGAAGTTCCGGGCAGCGAAAAGGGCCACTTCCTCAGCCTCTTTCCGGCTCTCAGCCTTCACCTCATACCAACCGAGGTCGGCAAAGGCGATTTTGTACGTCATGGTCATGCGCTGTCCCTCCCAACAAAAACGCCTGCGTAAAGGCTTTTGCCCACATGGTAGTGATAATACTCGTGACCGGCTGGAATGCCCTCAGAAGGCTTCTGTGTGGGTCTGAGTGCCATCTGGTGCCCTCCAGTAAGAATGAAATACTCCGCTCCGTTCACAAGTCGCTGCATCCAGCCTTCCGCAGGCTCAGCAGGGAAGCTTCGGCCATCCATACAGCAGACCGCCACAGCGGGCTGCGCGGGAATGGAGAAAAAGGAAAGCTGCTCAACTTCCATTGCCTGTCACCTCCACCGGGATGGTTCGACCCGCACAGGCTCGAACTCATCAAATTCCGGGTAATACCTTCTGGCCATCTCCACAGCCTTGTGCTCGGCGTCCTTCTCGTTGGCCGCCTGCACATTATCCCAGCAGTGGAGGTCTGTACCGCCCTCGTTGCGGCACTCCACTAAAACCCTGAACTTACCCATTGGCTGCCTCCAGTCTGGCCGTGGTGGTCCCGGCTCTCAGGCGGGCAGCCTCCCTCGGCGTAGTAGAAATATCGCCCTGTGCCTGCTTCAGGAACTCCACCCGGCGGTATGTAAGGTCAGGCGTTCGGGCCAGCTCTTCCAGCCCTCCAACGCTGCCTGCATACTTTTTGGCTGCCGGTGGCAGGCTCTCGAACAGCTTCTTCAGCTCTTCTGTGCCATCGCTCCGTATCAGGCCGCCGCGTTCGTCTATCCCTACCACCATCGGCCAGTTGCGCCAGCTGATATACTTCTGCGCCTTATGGGCGGCATCTGCCAGAGCGGACCACTCAGCATCCGGGTTGATGGTCTGCGTGAGCTGGTCGAAGATGTCAGCCACGGTGATTGGGAACTTGCACACCCTGTTCGCGGCCAGAAAAGCCCTTTTCACCACCTCGCCGGGATAGTCCCGGAACTGGTACGTCCAAACATCCAGCATGATCTCCATCTCGGCATCGGTCAGGGGTTTCGAGCCGAGCTTATATAGAACGAAGTTCATCTGGATGAGCTTTGCGGCATCTTCTTTTGTCATTCGAACCCTCTTTCCTTGTCCATCTTTTCCAGTACGCGGTCGAGCTGGCTTCCTACATCTTCAGCAGGCTTCCGGGCGTTTCCAGCCCGGTTGCCTTGTTGCTGGCGGCTCTGCCACAGCTCATCGCTTGCGGCCACGCCTGCGGGGTTCTTGATACCGTCACGCTTCCAGCCACGCAAAGTGCCATCGACATACGTCCAGTTCCGTTTTCCAGCCTCAGCAGCACGGTCAATGGCCAGCAGAATCATCTCAGTGCTGAATGTCTCCCTCCAGCTCTTGACCTTGTAATAGACAGACGGCGGCAAATCTCCAAACACCTCTTGGAAGTGACTTGCAATTTTTGAGAGGTCAGCATCCAAATCGTGCTCCGCAGTAGTAGCAGTAGTAGATATATCTGATACGTTAGTATCGTTTGTACTTTGTACTTTGTACTTTGTACTTTGGGGGCTATTGGTTTCGCTTGGTTCCTCAGAAAAACCATTTGGTTCCTTTTGGTTTTCTTTGGTTTCTTCGGAAGCCTCTTGGTTTTCCTCCTTTTTCTTCGGCCTGCCACCCTTTCGTCCGGCCTCCCTGTGAGCAATAACAGCACGTTGGTATGTCTTTATATTCTCATCAAGGAACGGCCTCATGGATTCAAAGGCAACTTGTTCGATAGGCTCCATGCCATCCGTTTCTGTTCCGGTTTTGACATAAGCCGCCATAGCACGAAACACTTGCCGGAACGCCGCATCATCCAGAATATCGAGGAGTTTGAGCTTATCGAACGGAATCAGCAGCCCTTTTGGGCGGGCATTCTCAATTTCGTCCGCCATCTGCCCACCTCCTTTCTAACTTCAAAAACCAAATGGTTTCTGGTGGTTTATTTTGGTTTAGAACGGGAGGTCATCAGCATCGTCATTGATAATGCGGTCAGCATCATCGGCATACTGCTGAGCAACGGGGGCAGGTTGAGAAGCTACCGGGGCCGGTTCTGCATCAAAAGGCGTAGGGCCTTCTTCCTCAGCAAAGCCATCAGCGGCAGATGCAGCAGGCTCTCCAGCAGGGGCCACCGGCTGCATCAGGTCAATTGCCGTCTGTACCCACCGGGCATTGACAAGGCCGCCAACGACCACCCCGTCAACATCCAGAAGGCTCCAGTACGTCTTGCCATTGGCCTCCCGGCTTTTCAGCTCCTTACCGCAGACCTCCACAAAGTCACCCTTCTGCAACAGGCCGTCCCACTGGTCGAGGTTTTTCCAGAGGCAGCACTCCACAAACACGCTGTTCCACTTGCCAGATTCGTCCTTTACGCTGTGGGCCTTCACGCTCAGGCTCAGGAAGGAGTTGCCGCTTTTGGTTTCCTTCATTTCGGGGTCACGGGTCAGGGTTCCGGTAACTTTCGTTCCGGTGCTGGTCTTGATAATCACTGCTCATCGCCTCCAGTTCCAGCATTTGCAAAGGGGTCGCCCTCAACTTCGTCAGCTTCAACAGCCAGCGGTGCAGGCTCTTCCTTTTTGGGCTTCTGGATGCGGCGGCGGGGAGGAACAGTGCCCGCGGTAGCAGCTTCCTCAGCAGACAGCTCGCGGAAATCGGCCTCTACATCAACAGGAACTTCGCTCTCGTCAATCAGGCCGCCAAAGGTAGCAGGGAAGGCTTCACGCAAGGTATGAACCAGAGCAACCTTGCGAATCATAGTCGCAGGCTTGGTCACCCACAGGGATTTTTTGGTGTCATACTCGCTGAAGTTTACCTCCTCGTAGAACGGGCGGGAGCGGTCTTTGCGGTAGGTTTTGGCCCAGCCTCCGACCAGAGTTTCGCCCTGATAGACGATAGAGCCTTCACGATGAATCAGCTCTCCAGCAGCTTCATCCATAACAATGACGCCGGCCTCAAAGCCATCATACTGCGGGTGTGCCTCTGCCATCTTCATGTAGCAGGTCTTGCCCAGAACAATGGTACTGGCCGTATCACCGTTCTTGTTATCATAGTGGATGAGGTAAGCTTCCTTGGTGAAAGGGTTGAGGTGGTACTGCTTGCACGTTTCCAAGAAGATACGGCACTCTGCAATGGTAGCTTCCTTGCAGATGAAGTCGCGCACATCGTCAAAGGTGACGGTCAGATGCTGGCCGTCCATGCTCTCGATTTCGACCGGCTTAGATTCTGCGACCGGCTGCATTGCTTCGCTCTGCTTGACCTGAGCAGCGAAGGAGCGGCTCTGAACTGTGGTAGTGGTATTCGGCGCAGCAGCGCCAGCGCGTGAAGTGAAACCCATTTTTGTTACCTCCTAGAATGTTGAAGATTATTTGATGCTGCCGAAATCGAACCCGCGTTCCTTGGCAGCGCTGCGGAACCATGCAATGTCTTCTTTGGTGAACTCGACCCAGAAATAATACTTCTTGCGGGCCGGTGCGCTGGGCTGCGCGGCAGCCATCGTCTGCATCGCCTCGACATCCAACCGGCCATCCGGCGTGATGAATGCGGCAGCTTGCGTTGCTGCGGCGGCTTGCGCCCGCATCTCGCGTCCTTCTGCAGTCGGGGGAACAATTACCGGGGCCGACATTCGCGCCCGCTCTGCAGAGATCGGAAGAGCACACG